AAGCAGAACCTGCACCTGTAACTGTGTAGTGAGTAGTTAAAGTTTTAACTGTTTCAGTTGCTGTGGCATCCCTAATAATAACTTGAATATCAGCGTCTGCAAAGATCTTAAAAGTATAGTTGAAGGTATCGAGTGTACCATTACCTGCGTAGGAGTTCTTTACTGTAGTAGATGATATTGTCATATTAGTTTCTCTATATAGTTAATTTAACCTCTAGGCAACAATTCTTTTGGTTCTTTTTTAATTTCAGATATACTCATTTTCTTTCTAAAACCATACTTTTTCTTAATAGCAGATTTAACATCTTTTTTAACTTCTGGATATTCTTTAAGCATTTCTATATATGCTTTCTTTTTATATGCTCTAATAATTTTTTTTAAACTATTTTCTTTACCACCTTCAAAATTTTCATCACCTTCTCTAGATCTTAAATATGATATTTTATTTATTTGTTTTTCTAATTGTTCTTTTAATGTCTTGCCATTTATTTTTATTTTACCAATATGCTCCATTTGCCAATCATAAGCAGATTGACCATTCTTTTTATATTCTGTTAAATCAACTATTTTTTCTTTAATTTTATCTGGTGCTTTTACAGATAATTTTAATCTTGACAATTCAAATGCAACAGGATCAGATTTAACAGTTGATTGTCTACCAACCATTATTGGACCTTGTGAGAAACTCATAAAAGATAATGGTCCATTAATTTCTGTAGGATTAAAATAAATAGAATTAACATTTTTTTCAATAGGTTCTCCAGTTAAAATATCTCTTCTAGGTTCTAACCCATCTTTAGATAAAAAAGGAGTTTTCTTCACAATTTCATCTGCAAAAGATCTTGCTTCATATAAATCTTTTTCTGCTTCTAATATTCCTGGAATACCTTGATTAACAAGTGAAGCATAAGGAATTATATTACCAACTTGTTTTCCAAAAAATCTTTCTATTTTATTTGGAGTTGTATCTTCTATTAATTCAAATGCTTCAGAAACACCTCTCAAATATGTTTTGTTATTAATACTTCTCATTGCCGACAACATTATAATACCCATCATATCTTCTTTGTCTTCATCATTTATATTTGAAATATTTTCAGAAATATCTGCAGCAATACCTAAAGCATAAAATCTTGGATCCATACGATTATATTGTTTATAAACAACAGTTCCATCATCTTGCAAATCTGCTATTGAATAATCTTGCCAACCATTATTTAACCATTGTTTTTTTATATTATAATCTTTTGGTCCACCACCTGTTACTTTTCTATAAATATTTCCATTTTTATCTTTGACATCTTCTTGTGTTAAATGCCAAGCATATATAGCTGTAGCAGTTCCCATCATCTGTCTACCAACAACTTCTGCTCTTGCTGTTCTACTTCCAGAGTTCCACATATCTTTCATTTGTTTTGTAAACAAACCAAAAAAAGGAATACGTTGCTCAAAATGTCTCCAAAGATTAGTTGGGGTTCTAACAAATGGAACTAAAAATCTAAGATAAGGTGCTCTATTTAAAAATGATTGTATGGCTCCACCAATATCAATATATGCTCCACCTTTTAATGTATTAGTATATGTTGAAATTCTTGCATATTCTAAAGATCTTGCAGCAATATCACTTTCATCAATATTTGCTCTACCAGTCTTAGTAAAAGCATCATCAAATATTTTTTTAAAATTAGCTTTATATTCTTTTGATCCTATTTTTAATCCATTTTCTAAACTATTATCCATTGCTTCTGCATAAAGCCTTCCTCTAAAGTTTAATTGTTTAAATATTTCATCACCTGCCATTAGTAATCTTGTCGGAAGTTCTGCAAAAAAACCAATTACATCTGTTGCTTTACCAAGTATTCCATTAAAACCTAAATTAGATCCACTAATTGGTCTAACAGCTCTACCACCAATAATTTCTAAATTATCTTGAGTTCTTTGTATTGGATCTAAAATAGCATCACCTTGTTTCATAGCAAGTCTAACCATTTTCCAAGTTTCCCCAAATTGGGTTGCCATTCCAACATATTGAGAAAAACCATATCTAAAAGTTTTTAAATCAGCTCTTGCTAAACCACCTGCTGAAGTAACTAATGGTCTTAAAAAAAGTTCATAACTATTTGATAAAAAGTTTACAGCATGAGTATAGCCACCAGATAATAAAGAATTTATATATAAAGAATTTAAAACCTCTACAGCTTTACTACCTCTTGATTTGGTAGCTGCATGAATTATTTCTTCTGGTTTAGCGTTAGCAAATTTTTTTGCAAGTACAGCAGGATTAGCATTAAAGTTTTTTGCCATGTTTGCCATTTCTTCTACATCGAATATTTTACCAGATTTACCAACTGCAACTCTTCCAGCTTGAGTTGTTTGTGCTGCACCACGAATTGTTTGTTTTAAGGAATAAACTGTTTTTTGTAATACATCACCAATTAATGCCATTTCTTTCATTGCTTCATTTGACCAAAAGTCAGTATCATCTCCAAATTCTTTTAAATATTTTTTGGCAGTTTCTTGTGCTTGTTCTGCCATACTTTGCAACGTTTGTTTTGTTGCTAACATTCTAATAACACCATCTTTTGCTCTAACACCTTCTTTGGTGATAGATGCTAAAATTTCATCTTTGTCTCTAGATAATAATGTTGCTAGTTCTTCTGCTGTTTCGTTTGATAAAACGTCATTTTCTAAATAATTTTTTACATCATCTGGCATTAAAGTTTCAGATATTGAATCAATAGTTCTCATTACATGACCAGCACTTTTAAATGATTTTGTATTTAAAATTTTAGATATAAACATTTCAGATTCTTTTTTAGCTGTAGCTTGAGTTGCTTTAATAACTTTTACAGCTTCATTAGTATCTATTGCTGGATTATCTATTGTTTCAAATTTTTTTCTTCTAACAGTTTTTTTACCTGCCATTGCATCTTCTATTACTAATGATGTTTGTTTTTGAATTTTTGATTTTTCTTCAATATTTTTTGTTCCTTTCATTTTTTTAAAACCTTTTATTCCATACTTAATTGCAAAAACAGCACCTTCTGCAATACCACCAAAAACCATACCTTCTAAAACATTTTTTATTCTACCTTCCATTTCTGTATCATCTTCATCTGTTGCAAGATATTGAGTAACAGCATTATTTAAAATGTCAGAATCAAACTCAATCAACATATCAGAAAGTCTACCTTCATTTGGATCAAAACCTGTAAGATCAGAAACAGCACCAGCTGCCATACCTCTAGCTGCTATTTTTGTTGCACCACCTGTAAGACCAGCTCCTTTTAAAAATTTTGATGGTCCAACAAATCCTGTAATAAATCTTGAAACACCTTCTGTCATTTTACCAGCAGCAGTTTTAGGTTTGTGAAAAGAGGGTAAGTTTCTTTTTTTAGAATACTCTTCTTCTTTCCATCTTTTAGGTGTTATATATGTTGGTATAAAATCTTGAAAAGATGATTTAGCTTCTTTAGCATACTTTGATGCTGCAAGAGGATCAGCAAGTAATAATGCTGCTTCTGGTTTTATTTCTACTCCACCTGTTGATATTATATTTTCATCTATAAAATCACCAGCTTCTTCAATATAATTTATAACACCTTCTGGAACTGAAGCTGCCATATCTTGTAAAGTTTGAAAAAAATTAAAATCATTTTCTTCTAAATCTTTAACTAATCCAGAATTTTTAGGTTGAATTTTAATTCTTTCTTCTCTTGATTTTTCTAATTTTTTTTTAAGATTTTCAGAAAGCTCAACCATCTACTCTCCTTGTCTTTTTTCTAATATATCCGTATACTCATCAAAAAATTGTGCAAGACTTTCATCTGTTACTTTTTTTGTTTTTTCATCTACATAACCATTTAATTTTGCAATAGTTTTATATTTATTGTATTGATTTGAATCTAATGTTCCATTAGAAAATAATTCTGCGTCATTAAGAACATCGTTATATTCTCTTATAATATTAAATTTATTTCCACCTTGCATATCAAAAGTTCTCAATTGACTAAATTCTATTTCATCATATTTATCTTTTAATAAAGTTCCTAATTCAAAAGCATAAGCCTTTTTTTCTGGTTTGGATGCGTATGGATTGTTTCTAATAAATGTTTTAAATCTTTGATCATATTCATTTCTAACTTCATTAGCTATTGTTGTTGATTCATAATCTGGATCTCCATAAGGATTGGCAATTTCTCTGGCTACAGCTTCTCTTTGATCATTAGCATAACCTCTTACTTCTTTAGTATCTTTTTGAGCTGCCATAAGATTGTCATGTCTTTGACCTTCTGTATTAATTTTTTCTTTTAAAGCTGAAATTTCTTTATCCAAAACTTTAGAAGGAATAAATCCATTATCTCTTTTTATTTCTTCATATTCATTTATTAAATCTTCTGCTCTATCAAAGTCAGCATTTTCATCTCCAATAATAGTTAGTTCATTAATTTTATTTTGAACTGCATTAAAAGATAAAGCAGCAAATTCTTCATTATTAAGAACACCTTTATAAGCAGAATCTAATTTAGATATATTTTCTAAATCTTCTTCTTTATTAACTATTTGAACAAAGTCTCCAGATAAAATATTTTTATTAAATTTTTTTATTTCTTCATCTAATTTAGATTTTGGAAAATTAAAATCTTGTGCTAAGTTTTCAATAATAGATTTTCCTTTGTTAATATATTTAGCTTTTGTTATTGGATTATCTGATGTAGAATATTTTGATATAATATCATTTAATGTATCATTCGTGTTTTTTAATGTTTGAGTTTCTAAAGCTATATAGGAATTATTTTTAACTGTATTAACATATTCAGAATAATCTATATTTAATAAATTATTTACTCTTTCTTTTATTCTTTTATTTTTAATAGATGATAAAGCTATATCTTTTGAAGATTGATATGTTTTTTGCAATTGATTAATTGAATCAGCTTCATCAATATTATCTTTATTTTGATGAATGATTTTATCAATATCTCCCTTAACTTGATTTGCTATTTCTATACTTTTTGTTTTTTCAGCTAAATTTCTTTTTTTTAAAGCAAACTCTGCGACTTGATCTGCAGCAGGTAATAATGCTCCTGCTACTCCACCAGTAGGAGATATTTGAGATACAGATTTAATTGATCCAACTTCTGTTGTTGGTCTACCTTGTGAAGTAAATGTTGGTATTTTAGGCATAATTTTATCCGAATGCTGTTAATAAACTTGTTCCTGCTTTAGCATAATAACTTAATTCTTGAGATTTAGCTTGTTGTTTAGCAACATTACCTTGTATTCTAGCAAAGTTAGCTTCTTCAAATTTTCTAGCTTTTCCAATTTCAGCATTATACTCAATAATATCTTTTTCTATTTCTGCTTGTTCAGCATTTTGTCTTAATATTCTTAAACCCGTTCCAGAAAGATCAGCACCAGAAAATAATATTTTTGTTTTTGTTTCAGCTTGTAATTGTCTAAATTGATCTTCAAATCTTGCAATGTCAAATTCTTTTTGATTTTCTATTTGTTGAATTTCTTGTTCTGCAACTTGAGCATTTCTATTTTGAACAGCTTGATTATATTTACCTGCAGCTGATGCTTGTCTACCAGCTAATACAGATGTTCCTGCTGCTACAAAAGGTGCTGCTGTTGTTAATGCTGGTGCGACTGCTGATACCCAACCCATTAGAATAACCTCGCATACATATATTGATCTGAACCATCAAAGCCAAATTTTTTCATTAATCCTTCTTCCTCTAAACCTAACCACTTAGCAAATTTTAAGCCAGTTGTATAG